TGCTGGTTCTGACGATAAATTAGGATAAAATTATGACAGGTGAAAATCCCGATGAAAAAAGAGTTCTTCATCATATAAAGCGCCAAAAAGCCGCTAAAGATAGACGTTCCCAGTTTGAACAGCATTGGGATGATTTAAGCAGAGTATTATTGCCTAGACGCCAAGGATTTATGGAAACAACGTATGACGGCGATCAAAGGGTAGATGATATATATGATGGTACTCCAATGCAGGGGGCAAGAAGTTTAGCTAATACGGTTGGCGCCATGATCCGTCCGGAAGGTCAGAATCTCACTATTATCAGAACTGAAAACGATCAGTTAATGGAATCGGGGGCAGTTCAAGAATGGTTGGGGGATTCTACAGAAAAACTCAATACGATTATTCGAGACCCGAGGGCAAGATTTCGACAGGCAACTGGCGAGGTTGACCTCGATCTTGTTGTATTGGGTACTGGAATACTCTATATAGGACTCGGGGACGAACAAGATCATTTGTTATATCAATCTGTGCATTTAAAAGACGGGTATCCGTTATTTAATGACGAAGGGATTCCTGTTGGGTTATACAGAACAAAACAAATGTATTTGTGGCAAGCTGAACTCATGTTTGGGTTGGAAAACCTTTCTAGGGAATCAAAAGAAAAACTAAAGAATAAAAAGCAGGATGAAAAAATAGAACTGCTTTACTCTATTCATAAACGAAAAAACGGAAAAATAAACGCTGTTTTTTCTAAAAATCTTCCGTACGAAGAACTGTGGATGGAAGTACAAGCCAAACATATAGTCAGGGAAAAAGGATTCCACGAATTTCCTTTTGTAGTTCCGAGATGGGATACATCATCCGGAGAAGAATATGGTAGATCACCGGGAATGATAGCCCTACCTGATTCTAATACATTACAATCTATGGGAGAAACGATCCTAGTTGCTGGTCAACGGGTAGCTGATCCACCATTGATGGCTCCAAATGACGGGGCGTTTTCAGAAGTCAATACATTTCCCGGAGGCATGAGTTATTATGACGTAGAGACCGCATCACAGGTAGGGGGTAATCCTTTCTTCCCGCTGATTTCAGGAGCGAATTTACCTGTTACCCGTGATATGCAAACGGATATTCGGAATCAGGTAGCCGCCGCTTTCTTTAAAAATATATTAAATCTTCCGCAAAGTGGCCCACAAATGACGGCTACCGAAGTTATACAAAGGAAAGATGAATTTATTAGGGAAGTTGGGCCTGTATTTGGACGATTTGAAACAGATTATAATCAACCTATTGCTGAACGGTCTTTTAAAATATTATTAAGAAATGACGCTTTCTTGGAAGTACCACCAGAATTAGAAGGACAGAATATAAAATTTGAATTTGATTTACCCGTTAACAAGATTAAGAAACAGGTAGAAGCGGCCGCCGCTACACAATGGGCTATGGAAATTATGCAGATGGCTCAAGTGGCTCCGGAAGCACGGCATATGGTTAACGTAGATGCTTTAGCTAGATTTAAAGCTGATGCTATGGCACTACCACATGATATAGTTAATACACGGGAAGAAGTACAAGCTAAACTACAAAAAGAACAACAGATGATGGCGCAACAACAGCAAATGATGATGATGGAAAAAGGAGCAAATATCGCTGATAAAGGCGCCGGTGCTATGAAGAAAGCAGGACTAATTAAAGATCCAGATAAGGAAGAAGCCACACCGCCGGCTATTCCCGCTTAATTAAATAGGAGTATTATTATGACGTTTGAAGAATTAATGAGAAAAGGCGCTTCTGTATTAAAAAAGATGCCTTCTATTCTCCCTGATAGCCCTCTGGATTTAAAAATGAAACGTCTTATGCGGGAAAAAAAGATGTTAAAAGAATACGAGCAGGAAGAAAAACAGAGAAAGAAAACTAAAAAGAAAAAGGTAATTAAGTATCCTCCGCCTAAAAAGAAAAAAAAGGGGATTAAATATCCCCCGCCTAAAAAGAAAAAAAGAAAAACTATTAAAGGTCTTGAAGTGATTGAGATGAACATTTATCCGAAAAAGAGGAAATAAAAATGCCGAAGATAAAAAAACCAGGGATTCTAGAAACCCCAAAAAGTAGGAGACACCTTAGAGAGAAGATGAATAAATTGACGGATAATTTTAAACTAAGTCCTAGAATGAGTAAAAAAGAAAAAGAATTATTAGAAAAACGTTTAGGTGAAACAAAACCATATCAGCCTCCAAAATCAAAACCAAAAAAACCAAAAGCCCCAAAAAAATCACCGAAGAACCCAATGAAAAAAAGAAACTTAATGTATAGAGGAAAATCAGTATTACAGAAACGGAAAAGATCAAGAGGAGTTTAATGCCAAGAAAAAAGGTAAACAAGGCGACTGATCCGGAAGAACTTTTCGACCAGTTTAAAAAGATTACTCAGTATCAGAACGATATTGAAAGGTACCAAGATTTCCGTGAACTATTTCTCGGTTCGGACTTAGGGAGACGGGTGTTCAATGAAATACTAGGTATGGGATATATGGCACATGATACAACTAAGTTTAATAAGTACGGGGTTGACCAGACGGCAACCTTAATAGCAACAGGGGAACGCAAACTGGCTTTAATGATTCATAAAATGGTTATGATAGAACCGCCAGTTACACCACCCCCGACACAAAAATCGAGGCGCTAAATTATGGCAGAAGAACAAGCAGTTGAAGAAACAAGTGAAGAAGAAGCGGTAGAAACAGAAGCTACTAAGGATACAGAAGCATCAGAAACTACTGAATCGGGTGATACTGAAACTATTGAATTTGAATCGTGGAGGGATTTGATTCAAGATGATAGCCTTCACAAACACGCTGAACGTTTTAATAGCGTAGATGATTTAGTACAAGCTAATTTAGAATCAAGAAAAAAGTTATCGAAAGCGGTTTTAGTTCCGGGAAACGATGCTACGGATGAAGAAGTAACAGCATATAAAGAAGCGTTAGGAGTTCCAGAAGATGTAGACGGATACGAGTTTCCTTTACCGGAAGGGATTGAACGAACCGAAGAAATGATGGATGCCGAAGATCATTGGTCAAATATCTTTTTGGATAATAATATTCCAAAAGAAACGGCTGATATTCTTGTTGAGGAATTCAGGAATGAAGTAGGAAAAATTTTCCAGCAAAAAGCAGAAAATGATGAAGCATACGCTAACTTTGCTGAATCGACATTACGCAAAGAATGGGAAGATGATTACGATAAAAATATCATTTTTGCTTCCCGAGCCAGTGAAACATTACTAGGCGAAGATTTTGAAGATGCACGGCATTTGGAAACAACAGACGGAAAGTATATACTGGATCACCCGTTAATGGTTAAGATGTTTGCTAGACTAGGTAGGGAAATGGGTGAAGGTGCTTTAGGAAGTGTCGCTACTGAAGGTGAAAAAGAAACATTAATGGAACAGGCTAACTCTTATCGGGAAAAACGTATGGACGCTTACGCTAAAGGTAATCATGCGGAAGCCCGAAAATGGGATGAAAAAGAAAGAACGATCCTCGATAAGTTGCATGGTGGAGGGCCAATTGTAGGAACTGATACAAGGACATCGTAATGAGTCACGAAAAGAGCGCTACATTTGAACAAGACGGGAAAATTATTGTTGTTAATACTGCCGGTTTTCGATCTGACAGAGCGGCTATTAATGCCGCTACGTCTAAAAAAAATAGAAAACGAACTAGGGTTCCAGCTTTTCCAGCCACAGCGGCCGGGGAAATAGCGGCACAAAATTATTCCCGAAAAAAATCATCAAAAACAGATGATGTTAGACAGAGAAATTCTGAGGGTAGAAAAGAGAAATATAGTACAGTTCCGCATCACCATACGCATATGTCAAAAGCAGAAGAAGCGAAAGTGAGAGCGCAATATAGAAAAAGAAAAAAAAGGCGCAGAAGATAAAGAATTGACAAAATATACAAGTATTTGTATATTTTTTATAGGTGGCTTCCCTTAATTGGCCCCACCGTTTTGTAGTACAACATAACCGATGCCCCGTTAGAAAAAAGATACGGCCTCTGAAAAGACTTCCCGGATTCTAATTTCAAAACGGCTTCCATAGGAAATGTAATAGTTAGTATTATTATTATTTTATTAATTTTGGAGGCTTATAATGGCTACCTCAATCACTAATTCGTTTATCACGCAATATGAGCGTGATGTCCATGACGTTTTTCAGAGAGAAGGCTCGGTTTTGAAACCATCCGTCCGCTTTAAATCTGATGTCGTGGGTTCAGTAGCGACTTTCCAGAAAATCGGAACTGGAACTGCTACTACGAAAGCGAGACACGGAACAATCACTCCGATGAACCAAACTCATACAGCGATCTCCACGACACTAGCTGATTTCTATGCTGGTGATTGGGTTGATAAACTGGATGAGGCAAAAATTAACATTGATGAGCGTATGGCTATCGCCCGTGGCGGTGCTAAAGCGCTTGGTCGAAAATGTGACGATCAGATTCTTACTGAACTCGACACAACTTCACAATCTACTGTTTCAGTAGCGGTAGGTTCATCCGCCGCCGCTAGAAATGGTTTGCTCGGTATGATTGAAGCACTCATCAGTAATGATGCATACGAACCGGGAAATATGTATGGTGTTATGTCCCCTAAAATGTGGGCTATTGCATCTACTATTCAAGAGTTCGCATCCTCTGACTATGTTGGAGCCGATGGTCAAGTTTACAATAACGGTGCCGCTGTTGGAAATTGGAAACGGTGGGCGCAAGTTATGTGGACTGTTCATTCTGGAAATCCGGGTGTAGGAACAGCTACATCTAAGATTTTCGTATGGAATAAATCAGCTATTGGTTACGCTTCCGGTAAATCTCCCGGAAATCTTGCAGGAACTATGTCTGGTGAAACTTCTGTTGGCGCAGATATCACATGGCATGGTGATCGGGCGGCTCACTTTGTGAATCACGCTATGTCCGGTAATGCTGTAATGATTGATGATGGTGGAGTTATCGAGGGGAACCTTGATGATACTGCCGCTATTCCAACTTCGTAACTTGATTGGGGGGTTTCGGCCCCTCAGTTGTTTTTTGAACCTTAGATTAGGAGACAGATATGGCTTTTATACCGGCTGATCTGACTAACATGGGTTCGTATAACGGCTTTAATCATTGGCGTTATGATACTTTGGAAGCATCTACAGCCGTAGATGCGGCGGGGTATTTTAATAATGACGATGACGACCAGATCTTTCAGGTTGGCGACTTAATTTTTACCGTTGATTGGACAACTGCTGTCCGCACCGGTACAATAGCCGGGATGGGCTTGCATATAGTTAAT